AGTTGATGACATGGTTACTGTTTTAGCGGCGATGCCCAAAAGGGGTTGCGAACCAACCACGATCTGCGTAATCGCGAATCNGCCAGACACAATAACTGGATCGCCAGCCGTAAAAGCAATGGAATTAGCTCCGATAACCGGATACTCTTCGTTTGCACTGAAAGTTGGTGACTTGTAGAGGGAAAACCCATATAAAGGGTTAGCCATAAATTTATTTTAGTTTCAAATCAATTTGACGCACCTCGACTGCTTAACCAAATTTTTTCTTTGCTTCCTGCCATTCAGCAGTACTCATGCCCCATCTTCTTAAGATATCCCTATCTTCTTCGGAAAGAGGCGACAAAGTTTCTTTTTTCTCTGGATAAGCGGTTGCGCCACGAGAGACCGCTATATCAGACATCAAGATGTCTGATTCAGCCTTTTCGAGACGAGATTGCCTCGCGGCTAAGATAAGTTGTTCGTGAAAGACAGCGGCATAAGCCTTTTTCAGATCAAGCAATACACCTTCTTTAGTGCGTTCACTTGCGGTTTTAATCCGTTCATAAATAGTGATGAGCTCTTTCACTTTATCCGGATTCTTGGCTAATGACGGCTTGTCAACTAAGAACTCTTGGAAAGCAAAGGTTCTGATTTCCTCCTTTTCTTTGTCTAATTCGCTCTGCATTGGTCTCACTTTCTCGTTAAAGTGTTTGTCCCATGCTCGAGCGGAGGGATCATCTAAGTTTATCTTAGGAAGCTCCTCCTCTTCTTCTGGTTGATTATTTAAAGCTTTCCGACTCTTTTTTAAGATATCGTTAGCTTCCCTAATCGCCTTATTTAAATTAGCCAATTGTTCCTCTTTGCGAGCAACTTCTTCATCCTTTTTTGCCTGATCCTCAACCTTTTTAGTTTCCGGATCTAACGCTGGCTGGGGTTTAGACTCCCCTTCAGCGAGTAACTTCTCTAAATCGTCCATATTAATTAACGACATTGGTAACGCAGTGCCGGCTGCGAATATATAAAACGATAGAAACCCATCGTTAGGGTCTCTGTGATACTTCGAACAAGAGTCGCTAGACAACTTATTCGAGGCATCAAAGAAACCCCAAAGAGCTAGCGACTTTTAGTATTTTATTTTCAATCTATTGTAATTTTAGCACGATCTACGCCTTTCCTTTATCTTCCGCTTTCGCAAGACCGAATACTTTCTTTCTATAAGTGTTAAATTTCTTGGCGGATTTCTTTAAATTCTTGGTTGTTTTTTTCATTGTTTATTTTAATCCAAAGGTCTTTTTCCTCTGGGATTCAAACGACCTTTTAGTATTATTATACTTCCTCTTTTTTCTCATTTTGTATTTTTTTTATTTTCTCCAATTCCTTAAAGGATTGCTCGGCTTTTCTTAGTAACTCCCTAAGGGTAATGATTCGTCCCTTAAAGATTGCACCTATTAGCTCGCTATCGGAGGCTAAGGCAGCATTCTTTATTGCTCTATTTATCTCGTTTATTAAGTACTTCCTATATCCTTCCATAGCGTACATTTGAGCTTGAGCAAAACGCATCTCATGGCTTAGTTCCGGCATTGGCTCGGTATATTCCGTAAGCGGCTCCATCCCCAACACTTCTTTTAAGAGATTATTTAAATCTTTGGTGGTCATAGTTTATGGATAGCTTTTTCATAATCTGCCCAGTTTTCATTAAATCCGTATATAACCTGTCTCTCGATTAAGTCAGCCCACACATGAGGCAGATGATACGGAGCAGTTCTTAGTAGTCCTGGCTCGTCCGCGTCAACGTGATTTAAATCAAAGTTAGTTACATCTTCTTCTTTAATACCCAATTGTTTACATTTATAAGCCTCTATAATCTCATGAATAGCCACGGCTAATTCTCTGTACTCAAATCCCATCTTTGAAACAAAGACTGATAAATTTCCTTTTTTATCAAATTTCCAATTACCCACAGTTGGGTAGTCTTGAGTCGAATGCTTAATTGTTTTGATAGTTATCTTCATTGAGTAAGTTGCTGGAGAGCTGTAGTTCTAGCCGGAGCTAAGTTTTGAGCTGGACTCCTACCTCCCGTTGGGGCCTCCCCTCCCTGTTGAATCATTTGCTGATTTCCTTGTCCGCTTTGAGGAGTAAACATTGTTTCATCCACATCATAAGATTCACCTACCCAAGTCGCTAAGGCCTGCAAATCGGTAGGGACACCAAGCTGAGCAAGCTGGATTCTCCAATTAGCATATTCCTGCCTTGAGGCCTGATCTAATATCTGATTTCTTTCAAAGGAGCTGTACTTTTCCACTCTAACCGATGAGTTAAAGTCACCGAAAGTATCCACATGAATAGCAAGTGCCTCTGTAGGCGTACCTCTTTCCTCTCCCATGAGTTCGATTATGGATAATTGATCAGCCATATTTGCCTTATCGTCTGGACTCATATCCTCCCCTAATATTTTTATTATCTTTGTCCCTTGACGGCCATCAGATAATTTAACGTCTGATAGGTTAATATCACGAAAAATCAACTGCTGTTGCTCCTTCTTGTCCTTACCAGTTATTTTCTGAATCTTAGGAATAGAATAAAACTGAAGTATATGAGAAATCCTTAGCTTTGTTCTCTCTTCCTCGAAATCTTCCAAGAAAGAGCCGGAGAAGTTCAGTACTTTCATTAATTCCTGTTGTTTTAAAAGTAATTGCCTCGAAGAGACCTTACCTCCTCGTGGGGTAGATAAATTGCCTCCTCCTTCCGTGCCGGAGAACTCTCTCGCCATACCGAGAGCCATCTGTAACATCTGCTGTTCACCTGCGGTTACTCCAGGTAGGGTATCAAATTTCCACTTATTAATATCTCCTACCTTCCTAATGCGATTAGTCTGTAATATTTCATCATCAATTAAATCGTCTAAATCAGAAGAAAGACCGAATACTTGCGAAGAAGCGTAGAGCTTATCCACCATCAAATTCCAAGAAGTGTTAATCATGTCCTGATCTCCTTGTATCTTGTGGGGATATCCAGCCCCCCAGAAAAAGTCATTGCCAAATGGCTCGTAAATAACCTTGGCGAAAGGAACTTTGCCGTCTTTAAAAGGAATAGGCCCGTTATAAATAACAACTCCATTGATGAGCACGACGTGACTGTTCTCCATCTCTTCGTAGAATCTTAAAATCTCAACGTTATTGTTACCTACTTCGTTCTGGAGTTGGTTTCTGTAAAAAGTAGTTGGTTCAGGAGCTACAGTATATCCCCCCTCGCCTACGTATTTAAAATTTGCATAATGCCCAAATTCTCTTTTGGCCTCACTAAAAGTAGTAATCTCTTTCCATATAATCTTAGGTTGCTTATGCACATCCTGCTCGTAAGCATTAGTTATGTAAAAATCCTCCACAGGCACTAATCGTGCGTAACAATCATCAAAGGTTGTTCTCCAGCCTTCTTCGTATTTTATCTTACCTGTTGCCGAGTCAAAACTAACGGGTATCTTTGTTTTTTGCTCCTGCTTTAAGTATCCCTCGTATACTATTGCCGTTCCTTTAGTAGCGGCTTCCAGTGATATCTTTAAAAAAGTAGATTCGTAGTTTTCATTCCTCTCGGAGGCTGTCTTTAAGTCGCTTAAGAATTGAGCAAAAGCTTTGTTGTTTGTTCCATGCTTCTTGTTTATAGCTGTTATTTTGGCCTTAGGTGGATTAGAAGCTACGTTTGATAAGTATTTAATAATCGCATTTCTTGTAAGAGACAAGAATATCCGACTCTTTGCAGTTTCATCGAGAACTGATTCAGGTGGTATCCAAGAATTCCACCTTTTTGTCCAGTCATCAATGCAGTCATATAAGTTTCTGCCATTAAACTGCCCGTAATTCTTTTGTAAAACGCCTCTCCCTGTCGTAAAAGCATTCAATACTTTCCTAATAGCTACTATTTCAGTATCACTTGGAACGTAAGCCTGTGCGTTTGTTAATGATTTTATTTCCTCCATTTAAAAATAAATCTATAAAAATATTATATCACTTTTTACTTGTAGAGATAAGGCGTCCCGCTAAAATATTTCTTGCCGCTACGAGAATCAAACTGACTTAATACCTTTTTTTCTTCCCTTACTTTATTTAATTCTGCGTTAGTTTTCCTTCTCGGAAACTCTGAAGAAATTGCATACCTAATGGCATCTAAAGAATGAGCTAAGTGGTGCTCTGGTACATTAGTTATTTTGCCGCTTCTATCCGTCTGCCACATATAATTTCGATATTCTTTAATAATATTTAATGAACGTTTTGTTACTGACATTCTTTGCTCCTGCACAAATTGAATCCCTTGATTGACCGAATCAGGTCCCTTTTGTGCAGGTAGTATTAAAACTCCGTAAGCAGATATTTCATCGATGGACTTCGGCTCGGCACTATCAGCTATCACAGGGGCTTTCTGCGAGTTTTGGATCACGTCCGCCAATTGTTTATTACTTAATCCTTTCTGATAAAGGAGCTCATCGAGAATATATCCTCCGTTATAAAAATACACATCTACTAGAGCTGACGGATCATTACTGTACCCGAAGTCCAATCCTTTTTTTACCAATCTAGCTTCATGGGGGATATCATCGATAATCTGCCAGTCTCTATAAATCTTCCCTTCTGAATCTCCAAGTTCTCCTTCGCCGAATACCTTCCACCAATTAGAATTGTGCCTCCTTAACTCAATACTCTGAACGATTGAACGATCCAATGACTCGTTATCCCTATAAGTAAGTATTATGTGATCCACATCCAACCTATTCTTCACATCAGAATAAAACCAATACTCCGAGACCGGATTCCAGTCTAAAAAAACAAGGTCTCTAGTTCTAATCTCTAGTTGATCGAATGTCTCGTAAAGAATATTGTTAGCTTCGTTGATAAACAACCTATCTCTTCTTGGGCCTCTTACCTTCTCTGGTTGATCTACGCTAAAGAACTCTATCTTACTGCCTGTCTCGAATGTATAAACCAAGTCCGACTTATTCCACCTTGAATCCACATAATAATTGTGGCCATTCATAATATTTAAAAAATCTCTCACTGCTCCACGCTTCAAGTGAGGCAAAGACTCCGAAACAATACTTGTTAGAGTTACCTTTTTGTCGTTTTGAGCAAATCCTATGAGGAGTAAAAGAATAGATACCGTCTTCGAACTAGACGTTCCCCCTTGAATGGCTCGTATCCTCTTCTTTAACTTCTCTATTTTGATTGTCGCTGTTGTCTGTTGGAATAACATCTTGTGGTGAATCGGATTGAACCATAGCTTGATAAGGAAGAATTGGTAATGGCTTGCCGTCTGTTGTTATATCCATTGTGTTGCCAAATTCTTTCTTCCTTTTCTTCTCTAAATACCACTTAGCATGTTCTGGCTCATCGAGGCTTTTTACTATTGTTTGCCTAGCTTTTAATACTGGTCTTTCTCTTAAAGCCTTGAATCTGTCGAATAACTCTGTACCCTCTTTGACATGATCGTAATAAGTTTGCCTACTAATGTTCGCATAAAAACAAGCCTCCTCTACTGTTGTATCTATTGAAAAAGCTTCCTCTAGTTTCCTTACGCACTCTTCTGTAAATGATAATGACCTACCGATATTATTCTCCAACATATTTTGGTTTATTATCTTTATGCCATTCTACGTGATGACCTCTACATAACCATATCACTTCCCACGGTTTATTATAGTCTTTATGATGAGCGAAAGACTTTATTTCCCCACATAACTCACATGGCAATCGCTTTAGAATTCCCATTTTTTTAAGATTATATACTATCTGTTTTGCACACCAGTTATCTTTCCCATCTTTTCTTATATATTCTTTTCGATACTCTCTTATAACCCTTTTGCTATCCTTTCTATTAAAAGACTTACATCTACTACATATCGCTGACTGCCCCTCAAACATTAATCGTAGCTTCTTTTTCCCACAATTAAGGCACACCGCATATCTTTCATTTTTCCATTCCTTTACTCTTTCTGCTTTTTTAAATATAAATTCCTCTAATTTTCCTTCTTTTAATAAGGGCAATAAATCCTTAAAATATGGCTTACCTTCAACTGTAATGTTTAATCTTCTTCCTACGCCTGCCATATCTTTATAATAACACTTTTATTGC